GAAAACGTAGTAGACGAAGAAACACGTGAAGAAGAAACAGGTGTTAAATTAAGTCAAGAATTAGCAGATAATGAAGCTGATTATATTTTAGAAAATCTAAAAGGCGAAGAAGTAGATGAAGAATGGGAGTTAGTAGATGAAAGAGAATACTCAGAAGATAATACAGATATAGAAACTTGGGCAAATAAATTAATAGAGCCAAAGAAAAGTTTGTTACAAAAGTTTGCTGAAAGTATACCAAACCTTAAAAAAGGCAAAGGCGATTTTTCAGTATTAGATAAAAGCTATTATAAAGTAAGATATAGATATGCAGAAAAATATAGCAGTACTAATACAAGAACTTTTTGTAAAGCACTTATGGCTCGTAATATGGTTTATAGGATTGAGGATATAGATGCAGCTTCTGATAAAGGTGTAAATGAGAGTTTTGGTCATAAGGGTAAAAAGTACGATTTGTTTCGATTTAAAGGCGGTGTAAACTGTGGTCATTATTGGTCTGAACAACTTTATAGATTAAAGAAAAAAACAAATGGAAAGTATATAGAAAAATCAGACAAAATTAAAGATTATGTTGAGGTTGATGATATACCAAAATCTTATAAAGGAAAACCAAGAGGGTGGAAAGATGCAAAAAAAGCACCAAAAGATATGGCAAATAATGGACACCACCCAAATTATAAAAATTAGAAAATGGCAACAGCATTATTTATAAGTACACAAGACCTTAAAAAAAATTCTATTATTGATGGCAACGTTGATATAGATAAGATGCTACAATTTGTAAAGGTAGCACAACAAATAGATATACAAAATTTGTTAGGTACAGATTTATACAACAAAATTAGCGAAGATATAATTGCAGATAATTTAACAGGCGATTATTTAACGTTGGTTAATACTTATGTGCAACCTTGTTTAATATGGTTTAGTCAAATGAATTATATACCATTTGCAGCATATACAATTACAAACAAATCTGTACTTAAACATAGTTCAGAAACTGCTCAAAACGTAGACAAAAACGAAGTAGACTATTTAGTATCAAAGGCTAGAGAATACGCAAACTATTATAGTACTAGACTAGTAGACTATTTATGTTTTAACAATAATTTGTTTCCTGAATACAATAGTAATACAAACGAAGATATTAGCCCTGATACAGATACAACTTTTAATGGGTGGGTTTTATGAGATATAAAGTAAAACAAACAAACTTAAACAAACTAAAAAACTATATTGATGCCGATACCAAAACCAAAAGCGAACGAGAAGCAAAGAGATTTTATAGTGAGGTGTGTAGCAGAAATAAGCAAGGAGTATAACAAAGAACAAGCAGTAGCGATTTGTTACAAACAATATAGAGATGCTAAGTAAGATAATAAAAGCTAAACATAGTAATAAGCTAGATAAACAGAAGTCTGCAAACCCTGTACATAAAGATAAGGTTGCTTTTAATCGTAGACATTATTTAAGTGGTACAGGTAATTATACTTTGTATCAAGGCGGTGCGAGTACAGCTTTTCCTTATGCTTATGGCAGTATCCCTATTTCTTTTAATGCTTATGTAACAAGTGTTACAATGACTGCAAATAAATATAGCAGTTATGGTACACCAACAGGAACGAGTGCAACAATAAGAATTTACAAGAACGACCACTTAACACAAATAGGTACTAGTACTTTAACTTATACACCAAGTGAAAATATGCGCTTAACTTTTGACTTTGCAGAAACTATTTCTGTAAATGCAGATGATAAAATATGGGTACGATGGCAGTCTAATGGTATATGGCGATATGTAGATAGCACAGTAATTTTAACAGAAAGATAATGAGTAAACCTAAATTAGCACTAATACCAAGCGGATATAAAAGTGGGAAAGTATATTCTATATTGCCTAATGATGCAAGTGGAGATTTTGACTTTACAAGACAGTCAATAGGTACAAGAGTACGCAAAGATGGTTTAATAGAGGAAGCTAAAACAGAAGGCAGTATTACTAATATACTTCAAAGGAGTGAGGAGTTTAACAATTCTTATTGGAGTAAACAAGGTGGGTGTACAGTTACAAGTAATACAACTTTAGCACCTAACGGAACTTTTACTGCTGATACATTAAGTGGTGCAACAGGCACAAGTGTAAGCGGTACAGTATTAAGGCGTAATGTTGTTATAAGCGGTATTTCAACTTTAAGTATTTATGTTAAAAGTTTAGGTAGTACAAACTTTACTATTTATATTCGTAATGGAGGAAACGGACAAGTGTTTAGTCAAAGCATAACACCAAATAGTGATTGGCAAAGAGTAACACTAACAACAGACCCTGCTAACGGACAAGTTTTTTTTGGCAATACTAATGGAGATGTTGCGATTTGGGGTGCTATGCTAAGTGAGGGTGCTTTATCTGATTACATAAAAACAGAGGGAAGTTCAGAAACTAAAACAGTAGAAACCTTTACAGATGTACCAAGATTAGATTGGTTAAATAGCAACTGTCCTAGTTTACTTTTAGAACCGCAAAGAACAAATAGTATACTACAATCTAATGACCCGTCAGGAGCAAATTGGACAGACCCTTTAAGTAGGTGGAATTTATTAACTGATACAACAACCGCGCCTGATGGTCGTAATGTTAGAATAATTGAATTAAAAGAAAGTGGAGGCTCATTAATTAGATTATCAGGTTTAAGTATTTCAGCAGGAACTTATACCGTTTCTTTTTATATAAAAGATATAGATGGTAATTTATCAGGTGGTAGTGTAGATATAGGTGATGAGGGTAGTGGTGCGCCTACTCCTGCCTTTAGTGATGTAGGTAGTGATTGGGTAAGATTAACAAGAACAATAACAACAACAGGAACAAAAACATTTGTTGATTTACAACCAAGTTTTACAGGTAGTACAAATAAGGTTGCTATATGGGGTGCTCAAGTTGAAGCAGGTAGTTACGCAACAAGTCTAATAAAAACAGAAGCAAGTGCAGTAACAAGATTAAAAGATGACTGCCACTTATTAAATCAAACGTTATTTACAGATTACCCTTTTACAGTTTATGCAAAGGCAAAAGTTGAAGCAGTAGGAAATACTATTTTTAGTATTTATGGAGGTGCAAGTAATAAATATTTATCAGTATGGCTACAAGGTGTAAATCAAATTTATGTTTTAAGGCGTGATGCTATAAATAATGATAGTGATTTTTATAGCTTTAATTATTCTGTTGGAGATACTATTAGGATTGCAATAGCTTTTATAAATGATACTTCTTATAAGTTTTATATAAATGGTACAGAGATTGGAAATGTAACAAGTGGAAGTTCTATACCTTTTGACCATAACGATATTATTTTAGGACAATTTAGAATTTCAGCAGATACAGGGCAAAGAAACAGTATTGAGGAATTTAGAGTATATGACTATACGCTAACAGATGCAGAATTAACAGAATTAACAACACTATGATAAAGGTAGGCAAATATATATTTGATAGCGAGGAACAAGCAGAAACTAAAATAAAAGGTTTAGGGGTAGACAAAGACGAAAACGGAAATGAATACCCAACACACAGCCACGCAATAGTAAAACTAGGACACGAAGTAATAGAAGAGGGTGAAACTGATGCAGAGGGTAATGTAATTAAAGAAACTGTACTAAGTGAAAAATACTTAATTGATGTAGTATGGAATGGTATAGAAGAACACCCATACGGTTGGAAAAGCTATGCAGTAACGCCAAGTGGCGAGCCTTTGCACAACTTTTATGGTGTAGATTATTTAGAAAATAAAATGTAATGAGTGTACAAGATTTGAAGATAGCTTTTTTTAATGCCATAAGTTTAGGGGTTAGTTTTACTGCAGTAGAAAATAGTTTAAAGATTATTCTTCTATTAGCTTCTATAATATACACGTTTCAAAAGATTTACGAAACGTATAAGAAAAAAAAGTCTAATGACAAAAAATTTTAAAATACGTGAATTTGATTGTAAATGTGGTTGTGAAATGCCTTTAGAGGTTTATGAAAATGTTATAAAATTAGCAGGGCAATTACAAACACTTAGAGATTATACAGGTAGACCTATAAAAATAAATAGTGCTTATAGATGCCCTGAACACAATGCAAAGGTAGGGGGCTCAAAAACTTCACAACACTTATTAGGCAAAGCATCAGATATTACAATACAGAGTTTAAAACCTATTGAGGTTTATGCTATTATAGAAGATTTAATTGATTTTGGTGTAATGCTTCAAGGCGGTTTAGGTCTTTATGATACGTTTGTACATTACGATATACGCAAGACTAGAGCTAGGTGGGACTATTCAAATAAATAAATTATGCCAAAAAAAAGCTACAAAGAACGAAATGGTACAACAAGGGTAGGCGATGCACTTAGATGGCTTGTAAAACAAGGTAAAAACATTGCACCTAGTATTTTAGATGCTGCAGGTAGCATAACAGGTATTGAAAGCCTAAAGGAATTAAGCAAACAAATAGAGGGTAGCACACAACTAACAGAAGCGGATAAAGAAATTCTATTAGAAGAACTTAGACACGATATGTTAGAAATGCAAGAAACTACAAAGCGTTGGGTAAGTGATAACCAAACAGAAAGCTATTTAACACGCAATATAAGACCTTTAACGCTTGCTTTTTTAACCGCTACACTATTTATATATATTATATTAGATAGTTCTTTAGAGGGCTTTAAAATAGATAGTAATTGGATAGACCTTTTATCTTCACTTTTATTATTGGTTTATGGTGGTTATTTCGGTATGCGTTCTGCTGAAAAGATTACTAAACATTGGAAAAAGTAATTTTTTTCTTTTTTTTCTAAAAATAAATATATAACTTTGTACCATTTATTATAAAAAAGTGTTTTCTAAATATATAGATATAAATATATTTCTAAATAAATAGATAAATAAAAATAAAGTTATAAATAAATATAAGATATCTGTAGTGTATTCAAATGGCAAAAAAGAAAACTTTAAAATATTGGAAGAATAAAATAGATAAACCATTTCACGAGTATATAAGACGTAGAGATGCGGATAATAATACAGGTTATTGTAATTGTATATCTTGTGGCAAGTCTATACATTTTACAGAAAGTGATGCAGGACACCTAATAGGTAGACAACACTTAATAACTAGATACGATGAAAGGAACGTACACGCTCAATGTAGAAAATGTAACCGCTTTGAATATGGTAGGCAGCTAGAATATTCTTTAAATATTGGTTTAGAACTAGCAGAGGAACTATTACAAAAATCTAGAGGTGTACTAAAACTAACAGACCCTGAATGGCTAGAAATATTTGAAACTTATAAGACTAAACTACAAGAACTAAAAGACATACAAAATTTTTAGTTAATAAGTCCTAAAAACATTACCTACTTAATACGCTAATAAATATTATATTTGTTTAACCAACTGATTTTTTGTTATTGTTTTCTTTAATGCTGTTTTTAACAGACGATTAAGCCACCTATAAAAGGGTGGTTTTTTTGTGTTCAGAAAAAAGTTTGTTTAAAATTTGTTTATTAAAAATATATTTTGTTATATTTGCTTATCATTAATTAAAACAAAAACAATATGAATTTATTAGAACGATTACACCCTGTGTACAAAGACAAATTAAGTGTAGCGAATTTAGAGTACCCACACTTAATAGCAAAACTAACTGATGAACTAGAAACAACACAATTTGTTACTGAACTAAGGTATGGTAGTATATTAGACTTAAATACTTTTTGTGGTATATTATCTAGTCCTTTTGATTACTTTACAGAATAGCTATGACACACTTTGAAGATGTAAAACGAGCAGCAACCCCAACGACAGTAGACTTTTTAAATGCTAGAATAAAAGCATTAGAAAGTAGAGTAGAATACTTAGAAGCAATACTAGAAGTAGAATATTTAAATAAAGAACAATAATGTTAAGCGAAATAGAAAAATTACAGGTAAAAACAAATTTAAAAATTAGTGAAATAAAACAATTACTTGATTATCATAAAAAAGAATTTAAATATAATGAAGATAATTATAATGATAAAGAGTTACATTGGTATCATAATGACAAGATAGAAATGTATTCTAATTGGTTAAAAAAAAATAAATAAAGAACAATGAACAAAGAAAAACTAACAGAGTTATACAAAAAGTATAACCTAACAAAAGATGACTTTTTTAAGCATCAACACTACACTATCATTACTAGACAGGGTATTGATAAGATACAGGCACTAGAGCAAATAAGTGTTAATTATGAGGTAATAAGATGTGAGCCTAACTATGCAGTATTTAAAGCACTTGCAGAAAAAGATGGTAAGCGCATAGAAACCTTTGGTAGTGCCTTAAAAGGCAATGACTACAAAAGTTCCAACTGTAATACGTGGTACGTAGCTGAAATGGCAGAAAAACGTGCAATGAGTAGAGCAGTCTTAAAGCTAACAGGCTTCTATGAATTAGGAGTATTTGGAGAAGATGAAAGTGAAAGTTTTAAAAAACAAAAAACAGAATATAAAACCCTTAAATAAATAAATATGAGTGCATTAATTAATTTTAGTTTAGACGTTAAATCGTTACCAAAAGAAAAATTTCAAGTACACCCTAATGGTAAGGTTTACATAAACCTAACAATGAGTGTGAATGATGAAACACGATATGGAAACAACACAAGTATCTATGTTAGTCAAACACAAGAAGAACGCGAAGCGAAAAAACAACGTTCTTATTTAGGTAATGGAAAAGTAGTTTGGAATAACGGAACTATTGTAAACGCTGAAAAAGAAGTTCAGGAAGCAGTACAAGAACACCCAAAAGAAGAAGCTGCAGATTTACCATTTTAATTTTTTTTGTAAAAGAGGGGGTTTTTTAACCCCTTTTTTTATACCTTTAAAGAAAACAAAACAACAATAAAGAAATGACAGAGGAACAAACTACACAAAATATGTTAATGGAACTCATAAAAGAGGAGTGTACAATAAACACTACTGAAGTTATGGAGTATCCACCTACAGCATTGAGTTTAGGACAAAAAACAATAGATACAAAAAGTGGAGAATTAACGTTCCCTATACCAATAGGAACTTATGGGAACTTTAGCTTTGTACAAGCACCACCTAAAACAAAGAAAACATTTTTTGTATCACTATTAGCATCAGTATATTTAAGTGGTGGTAATAATTTTGGTGGTAAGATAAAAGGACATAGAGAGGGTAAGTGCTTAATACACTTTGATACAGAACAAGGACATTGGCACTCTCAACGAGTATTTAAAAGAGTTGTAGATATGGCAAACGTTAAAGACGTAGGTTGTTATCAAACCTATGCTTTAAGAACGATTAGCTACAAACAAAGACTTGAATTTATAGAATTTATACTAAAAGAAAATAAAGACAAAAACGGACTAGTAATAATTGATGGTATAGCAGACTTAGTAAGTGATGTAAACAACTTAGAAGAAAGTAATTTATGTGTACAGAAAATAATGGAATGGAGTGCTAAATTTAATTGCCATATCATTACAGTAATACATAGCAATTACGGAAGTGATAAACCTACAGGACACTTAGGAAGTTTTTTAGAAAAGAAAACAGAAACACAAATACAATTAGAAGCAAATACAGTAAACAAAGAATGGATTACAGTTAGTTGTAAAAGGTCTAGGGGTTATGCTTTTGAAACGTTTAGCTTTAGTATAAATCAATACGGACTGCCTTTTGTAGTTGGCGAGATATACGACCCTTTAGAATATTTTGTAGTACCAAAAAATAATATATTAGAATGAAAACAGTAAACAGTTTAAGTGGTGGTAAGACTTCAAGTTATATAGCAGCTAATTACCCTGCTGATTATAATGTATTTTCTTTAGTTAGAACAAGCGATAAAAAATGTATATTTCCTGATGCTAAAATACGACAAGAAGTTAGCGATAGACTAGGAGCAGAGTTTATAGGTACTCTTGAAGATGATACTATAATATACACTATGTTAGATTTAGAACAGTATATAGGTCAAAAAATTCATTGGGTTACAGGTAAAACTTTTGATGATGCAATAATAAAAACAAAAAAAGGTACTAAGTATTTACCAAACAAAATGGCTAGGTATTGTACAACTGAATTAAAAACTACACCTATATTTCATTGGATATATAAAGAAATACAAAACCCTGTTATAATGCGTTTTGGTTATCGTGCAAACGAAACAAAAAGGGCTATTAAAATGATGGAAAAAACAGATGCAGATGGTTTTACTATTGTGAAAGCAACCTTTAACAAATTAAAAGATGGGCGTAATAAGTGGGGAGAATATCAATATTGTAAACCACAATTTCCTTTAATTGATGACAATATATATAAAGATAATATAGAAGAATATTGGTATAATAAACCTGTAAGATTTGCATATATGAATAATTGCGTAGGGTGTTGGTGGAGAAGTCCTTTGCTTTTAAAAAAAATGTCTAATAAGCACCCTGAAAAAATGAAGTGGTTTGCAGACCAAGAAACTGAAAAAAGTAAGTGGCGAAGCGATGTAATGTACAAAGATGTTATAAAATGGAAAACACAAACAGAATTATTTGATGATGATTTTAATGAATGCGATAGCGGTTATTGTGGACTATAAATATAATTAAGAATGAAAAAAAGCCTTGTAGAAGTAGCTTATTTAAAACACCAAGATTGGCTAAGAATAGTTTACGCTTTTGGGTGTAATAAAAGCACAGCAGAAGATATTGTACAAGAAATGTATATACAATTAATTCAAGATGTAGATAAAGGTTTAGACCTATGGCACAATGAAGATGTAAATATTTACTACTGTTGGAAAGTATTAAGAGGTATATACCTAAACACCCACAAAAAAGAAGCTAGGCAAATAAAAGAATATATAGAAGAAATAAACGAACTTCAACAAGCTGAAGAACTAGGTATAGATGAGATAGAATACGCTAAACGCAAAAATCAAATAGACGATATAATGAACGATATGTATTGGTATGATAGAAAGGTGTTCGAGATTTGTGCAAGTGGTAAAAGCGTTGCAGGATTGAGTAGAGATACAGGCATAAGTTATTATTCATTATACAACACTTATGTAAATGCAAAGAAACATATTAAAGAACAGTTATGAATAAATTTGAACAAGATTTAAAAAATGGCAAAGAATATGAACAAAAAGCATTAAAACATATTCAACAAAAGTACCCTAAAGCATATATTATTGATGGTTATTTTTTAGATTATGATATATATATACCTGAATTAGAAATAGGTGTTGAGGTTAAGAGTGATGCTCAATATAAAGTAACAGGTAATTTTTATGTAGAGTATTCTTGTTATGGCAAACCTAGTGGAATTGCAACTACTAAAGCAGATATATATTATGTATATTTAGATAAATTATATATTATCAAAACAAAGGACTTAAAAGATAAATGCAGGAAATACATAAACACAAACCGAGATAAAAAAGGTGGCGATAATATGGCTAGTAAAGGAATTATATTACCAATAAATGAATTATTATGAAACTAGGAGATTTAGTATATTACATTACTTATTATACAGGTATTCATTGGCTTGTAAAAAAGATTAGCAAATCACTTAATAAAGATTGCGGTTGTGATAAGCGTAGAGATGAGTGGAATGATATAGATTTAGATTTATGGAACTAGAACACAAAGAACAATGGGAACAATTTAAAGCAGAGGTTACAACAAAACTAACTAAACCACAATACAAGCTATTATGTACGCTACACGCAAAGTATTATAATCATACTTATTATGAGCCTTGTAGTTGCAGACCCAAAGAGTTAAAACGATGGATAGCTGATATTGATAGACTATACAATAAATGATAAAAGATGTACACAAGTGGGAACAAGCAGTAATAACACTATTGAATTTAGATGGGTGGAACTTAAAACATACAGGCGAGGGCTTTGAGCATTACGATGCAATAGGTACAAGTCCAAAAGGTACTGAAGTCGTAATAGAAATGAAGTTCAGGAACAAATACTACAAAGAAAAACTAATAGAGGTTTATAAGTACGATAAGCTAATAGAAACAGGTAAAATAGCATTATACTTTGTTAATGACCCTAAAGGTAATTATATGTATTGGCTAAACGATTTAAAAGATTTAAAGAGTAAAGATATGTACTGCCCTGATACAACATTATGGACTAAAAAGAAAGTATTAAAACCCTGTTATTTGCTAGATGAAGCACAAGCATCAATAATTAATTTAAACGATTTTAAAAAATAATTGTTTATATTTTGTTTATAATTAAAAAAGTTTTGTATATTGCGGTATGAAAACACAACTAACAGATTTAAAAAAAGAACTATCACAGATACAAGCTACACTTATACACTTAAACAAAAAAGGTAGTTTAACAGAACGTATAAAGAAACGTTTAGAGAATAGAGAACTAGAAATAAAAAGTATAATATTTAATATTAGATAAAATGAAGAAAACAAAAACAGGGTTACATATCCAAACAAGAAAAAACAGGATTGAGGTTTATACTAAAGCTGAACTAAAACAAAAAGAAGAAGAGCGTAAACAAGCTAGACAGTTTATTATCAATGCTGCTATTATTACATTTGCTGCATTAACGTTTTTAATTGGTTTTATATTAGGTAAAGCATAATGGACGCACTACAAAAACAAGCATATCATTTGTGGTTTAATTTTCTAGCTGATAAAGTAATGGAGTGGAAAGATGCAAAGCCACTAAACAAAGACCTTAGAAATTGCGTAAAGGCAATGAATGAAATAGGTATGTTTGTAAATGGTTTGCGTACAGAAAACGAAGTGCTAATAAAAAGAGTAACACTAATTAGACACCAAAAGAACGAACTTATACAAAAACAACAAGACGAAATAACACAATTAAAAGACGATTTAAGCAAATACCAAATGCACTATATAGACGAAAACGAAGAAATAAGCACTTGTAGAATGTGCGACAAAGAAACAGATGGCGATACATACTGTTCAGATAACTGTAAAAACTATGATTTAGAATAATGGAAAATAAAATAAAATTACTAGACAATAAATATTACGATAGAGCAGAACTGCTTAAGCGTATGTTAGATGACACTTTTTACTATGGAGAACTAAATACCTTAGCTTTAAGTAGTAGTAGCTTAAAACAACTCTTATCAAGTCCTAAGACGTATAACTTTAGTTTGAAGTATGGGAGTGGAGAAAGTGCAGCACTTAGAGCAGGTGCGTTGTTTCATTGGGCAATACTAGAGCCTGAAAAATTTGCAGCACAAAAGTTTGTTGAGGTACAAAGTAGAAACACAAAGAAGTTTAAAGAAGCTAAAGAAGAGTTTGGCAAAGTGTTTACTGCAAAGGAACGTAGCGAAGCTGAAAGGCTTGTAGATGCGTTCTACAGGAACGAACACGCAAAAGAACTAATTACTAAGGCAGACTTTGAAATACCTGCAATAGACAATGTTCTAGGTATGCCCTTTAGAGGTAAAGCTGATGTACTAGGCACTAATAGAATAGTAGACCTTAAAACTACAACTGATATAAAAGGCTTTAGTTATTCGGCTAATAAATACGGATACGATGTACAATGCTATTTATATTGCAACTTATTCAAAAAAGAGTTTAAAGACTTTCATTTCTTAGTATTAGACAAGGGGAGTTTAGATATTGGTATATTTAACTGTTCTGAAGAATTTTACTACAGAGGCGAAGAAAAAGTAGAAAAAGCACTAGACCTATATAACAAGTTCTTTATAGAGGGTGCAGATTTAGATAACTATTGTTTAACAGGGGAGTTATGAAAAAAGAAAAAATAAAATTCATACCCTGTACTGATGAAGATATGCTAAAAAAAGATATAGCTAGAGCAAACAGAAAAAGAACAAATAAAAAACGTATAACTAAATGGTATAAAAACCTGCAATAAATAAACTATGAAATTTGATTTAAAAATAGAGTACTTAGGAAAAAAAGAAAACAAACACGAAGCTGAAAAAGATATGTACCACTTAACGTTTAAGACTTATAATGCAGAGGTTACAGGTAAATTTGAACGTAGCGAGTTAAGACACTTAATACAACAATTAGATAATGCAATAGTATGAAGTCACTATGGAGAAAAACAAAGAGTGGTAAGTGGTATAAACTAAAACCACCAACAGACAAAGTAAAGTATATAGCTTGTGATGAAACGAGCCAAACAAATTACTACAGTAGAACTAATAAAAAGAGTAGTTACATAGATAGAAATTTACAAAAATGAGAGCAACTTATTTACATTACGAGAATGGCAAAGGCTATGATGTTATAGACTTTATAAAAGATTATAACCTAAATTTTAACAGAGGTAATATTATTAAGTATATTTGTAGAGCAGGTAAAAAAGAAAGTGAGTTAAAAGACCTAGAAAAAGCTGCAGATTATTTAAGACGTGAAATAGAACACATAAGAAACGAACAAGAAAAATGGATAGAAAAGAACAAATAGAACAACAAGAACTAGCTAACGAAGAAGTAAGAGCAGGTGTAGAAGATGCAATAGAAACGATAAACCCTAGACACTTAAACTATTTAAAGAGTGTACTAATAGCACAACTTCTACTAGAGGCAAACGATGAACTAAAAGGAAGTCAAGCCTTTAAACAAAATATAAAATACCAAGTAGGTAAGACTAACAAACTACTAGAACAAGTGTATCAAGAAGGTTTTAATACGATATACTATAATAACCCTGAAATGTGTACAAACGTTCTAAATAAAATAGATAGCTTAATACACAAAATAAAAGTAGCTTCTATTGATGAACTAGTAATAATAGATGCACTAGTAGACCAATATTTTAACAACAAAGAAGAGATAAACGAAACACAAACTGCTGAATTTACAAAGATAGACTAATGACACTAAAACAACTTAAAGAAGAACTAAACAAACACTATAAATTTGATATAGCAGAACGTAATAGACATAGAGAGTATGCATACGCAAGAAAAGTGTATTGTAAACTTGCTAGAGAAATTGGTTATACATATCAAGCACTAGGCAAAGAAATAGGACTAAAACACGATGCTGCACTATATCATACAAAAGATTTTAAAGTAGTAGGGGAACGAGATAAAAACATATACAATAAAATAATACTACAAAACAATTTAGATGTAGAGGTATGCAAAACTAAAAAGATACCAACGTTTAAACCTGATACGATAAAAACTAAAAAACCTAAAACATATAAAGAAGCATTACTAAACGATATAATAGATACAATAGGTGCGTGGAACGATGAAACAATAAACAACTTTATACACACAAGACTAACACCCTATAATAAACTAATAGAAACTACTAAACCACAAAAGAAAGTAGAAGAAGTAAAAGGTGCTACATTAAACAGACCTGTTAAAAACCCTGTACTATGCTAATAACAAACGTGTGAACTTGATAAAGAGTATTACGATGCAGCAATAAAAAGAATAGAGCAACACAAAGCACAACAAAGGTTATTTTAATATGAAACTATATAAAGGAGATTGCTTAATAGAAAGCGATAAAATAGAAAATGGTAGTGTTGATTTAATACTTACTGATTTACCTTATGGAAATATGAATACTGATGGAGGTAGAAAGTTAGGTATTAATGGTTGGGATTTAGCAATAGAGCCAAAAAAGGTTTATGAAATTGCAAACCGTATTTTAAGAAAGAATGGTAAAATGGTTTTATTTAGCCAAGAACCATATACAACTAAATTAATAACGGAAGCAATACCTAACATACCATTTAATTATAGAGCAACTTGGGAAAAAGATAATTTTGCAAACGCTTTGGGAGTTAAAAAAAATATGGTAAGTTTTACTGAAGATGTTTTAGTTTTTAGTAAAAACCACCAAAAGCACGATTTTGAGGGAATGCATCCGTTAAGAATATACTTTAAAAGTGTTATGGATTTTATAGGGTTAAACTTAAAACAGATTAATGATAAATTAGGACACAGAAGAGCCGAACATTGTTTTTATATAGATAGTACACAGTTTGGTTTATGTACCGAAAAGACATATTTAGAATTGATTGAAGTATTTGGAATTGATAAGGTAAACGGATTTAAAAAGTTTGCAGAATTAAAGCAAATAGATACCGAATATAGAACAGATTTATTAAAGCAAATGAACGAGCAATACCCTAGCACATTCAACTTATGGGAGGGCAATAAATACAAAAGCAATATTTTAAAATACAAAAAGGATTACACAGGACACCACCCAACGCAGAAGCCCGTTTTATTATTAGAGGATTTGATAAAAACTTTTAGCAATGAAAATGACTTAGTAGTTGATTTAACAATGGGGTCAGGAAGTACAGGTGTAGCTTGTGTAAACACCAAAAGAAACTTTATAGGTATAGAGTTAGACGATAAATATTTCGAGATAGCAAAGCAGAGAATAAAGGAAGCTGAATACAAGTTATTCTAAAAAAATATAATTCTGTTTATATATTAGTAAGTTCAGTTAACTAATTAAAAACTGATTATGGATAAAAGAAAATTTAATAAAGGTACTAAAGGCAATAAAGGGGGTAGACCAAGTAAAGCTGCAGAACATAAACTAATAGAACGCTTAGATGCTATAATAGACAAAGATGAAGCACTAGGTAAACTAGGGGAACTAGTCGCTAAAGGCGATATGAGAGCATTACAGTTGTATTTAGGGTACAGGTATGGTAAACCAAAAGATAGCGTAGATATCAACTCTAGTGAGGGTTTAAATATTAATTTCAGAGATTTATTAAAGTTCGTTGATTGAGGTAAAAAAGAAATATATGCCTATTGTTGAAAGCGATAGTAGGTATTTTATAGTTAGTGGTGGTCGTGGTAGCGGTAAGTCATTTTCTATAAATGCTTTACTAGTTATGCTAACATATCAAGCAGGGCATACAATACTATTTACACGCTATACATTAACTTCTGCATACATTTCTATTATACCTGAATTTATAGACAAGCTAGAACAGTTTGGGTCAATAGAGCATTTTCATATTACTAAAGACGAAATACTAAACAAAAAGACAGGTAGCAAAATAATATTCAGAGGTATTAAAACTTCTAGTGGTGACCAAACCGCTAACTTAAAATCTTTACAAGGTATTACAACGTGGGTAGTAGATGAAGCTGAAGAACTAACAGACGAACAAAAGTTTGATACTATTGATTTATCTGTAAGGGAAAAAGGTTTACATAATAGAGTAATACTAATACTAAACCCAACTACTAAAGAGCATTTTATATATAGACGTTTCTTTGAAGATGCAGGGGTGCAAGAGGGTAGCAATACAACCAAAGGCAATACAACCTACATACACACTACATACATAGACAACATAGATAACCTATCTAAAAGCTACATAGAACAAATAGCACAAATGAGAGAACGCAGACCTGAAAAGTATAAACAACAAATGTTAGGTGCGTGGTTAAACAAAGCAGAGGGTGTAATATTTGATAATTGGACTATTGGAGAATTTAAGCGTAAAGGTGTATCCGTATGGGGACAAGATTATGGATTTGCAGCAGACCCAACAACACTAATAGAAACAAACATAGATACAAGCACTAAAACAATATATCTAAGAGAATGCGTATACCTACCTAGATTAACTACTTCACAAATAGCTGAACTTAATTTAAAACACGCTAGAGATGGCTTAATAATAGGGGATAGTGCAGAGCCTAGACTAATAACAGAAATAAAAGCAAAGGGGTGCAATGTACTACCATCAATTAAAGGGCAGGGTAGCGTTACTTATGGAATATCACTATTACAAGACTATGATTTAGTAGTTAGTCCTGATAGCACTAATTTAATTAAAGAACTAAATAACTATCGTTGGTTAGAACGCAAATCAAACACACCAATAGACAAATACAACCACTTAATAGATGCGGTTAGGTATGCAGTAGGTTATCAATTACAAAACCCTAATAGAGGTAGATATATTGTTCACTAACCTGTTATAAAAAGTTTTCGTAAAGTTTTCGTAAGTTTTTTGTTTAAAATTTGTTTATAACTAAAATAATGTAGTATATTTGTAGAGAACAAAAACAAATAATAGAAGCTATGGACAACTTAAAAACAGTTAGAGAATTAAAAGAAACCTATACAAAAGAGGATATAAAAAATATCTTTGTTAGTAAAGGATTGTATATAAATACAATAAATGAAAAAGGAGATAGTCACAATGGTATGACCATTGCTTTTAATAAAGAAGATAGTCTTTTTTATTTTAGAAGTTATGTACTTGCTTATCACTATTTTTTAAAAATGAATTGGATATAAATTAATATAGGGAAAAATATATTAAACCCCTTGTATAGTGCAGGGGGTTTTTTTATGTCTAAAAATATTTAAAAACGTTTATATATTAATAAGTACAAGTATATGAATGTAAATATAAGAATACCCACAACCCTAAACGAGATAACCTTAGGACAGTATCAAGAATACGCAAAGCTGCAGGAGTTAAGCGAAACAGACCTACAACTAAAGACTATTGAAATATTTTGCAATGTTCCTGAGGTAGTAGTAAGGAATATGAAAGCAACGGATATAGTAGAGATTTGTGGCATTATAAATAATATGTTTGATACTAAGCATCAACTTATATCAATGTTCAAAATGAATGGTATTGAATATGGGTTTATACCAAGTCTTGAAGATATGAGTTTTGGAGAATATGTAGACCTAGATACTTTTATAGGCGATAATGATAATTTACACAGAGCAGTAAACGTACTATATAGACCAATAGAACACCGCAAAGGCAATAGATACACTATAAAGGACTATGAGCCTAATACAAGCGAAATAGCAAAGGATATGCCTTTAGATGCGGTTTTAGGTGCGGTTGTTTTTTTTTACAATTTAGGCAAGGACTTATCACTAGTTATGCTGAACTCTTTGGACAAGAAGAACGAGCAGACCTTAGCGGAGTATCTAACTTCACAACCAAATGGGGGTGGTACAATTCAATCTATGGACTATCTAACGGAGATATTACAAAATTTGAACATATCACTAAACTAGGAGTGCACGAGTGCTTAACATACTTAACGTACACAAAAGAAAAAAACGAATTAGAAGCAAGACAAATAAAAAGTAAATTCAAATAATACAGAATGAGCCAAACAGGGATAAGGGGATTTTACCTACTAACAGAAACTATAAAAGACCAATTACTAGGCGATGTAAATGTAAACACAGTTACTACAGGTGATATATATGATATAGACCTAGCAAAGCAAAGTATATTTCCATTGAGCCATATAATTATAAATAGTGTAAGTACACAAGAACAAACCTTAACGTTTAATATTAGTGTACTATCAATGGATATAGTAGATGAAAGCAAAGAAGCTACAACTGATATATTTAGAGGTAATAACAATGAACAGGATATACTAAACACACAACTAGCAGTACTTAATAAACTTGTTATGGTGCTTAGAAAAGGCACACTATATAACGACCAATACCAATTAGATGGCGATGCTACACTAGAGCCTTTTTATGAAAGGTTTGATAATCGTTTAGCAGGGTGGAGTGCAACGTTTGATGTGTTTGTTAAAAACGATATAGATATATGCTAGCAGATAAGTATTTAAGAGATGAACTAAACAAGTTTGCTAAATATGTTATACAACAAGCAAGAACAAACCTTACTAAAGGTGCTTCTCCTTATGGCACTTTTAATGATACAAAAAACTTATACAATAGTTTAGGTTATACAGACCCAACAATTAAAAATGGGGTTACATCTTTTGGTTTTACAATGGCTGATTATGGTATGTTTAAAGACAAAGGTGTAAAAGGTAAAACATCAAGTGCTAAAGCTCCGAATAGTCCATATAGATTTGGTACAGGTAGTGGTAAAAAAGGTGGTCTAAGAAAATCAATGAAAGACTATGTTAAAAGAAAAGGTATACAATTTAGAGATAAAAAAACAGGTAGATTTTTAAGTTATGAAAGTACATCTTATTTAATATCTAGAAGTATATATAATAAAGGAATTAAACCAAGTATGTTTTTTACTAAACCATTTCAAGCAGCTTTTAAGCGTTTGCCTGATGACTTAGTACAAGCATATTCAATAGGTCTAGAAAAACAAATACAACTGAACATTAAAGAGAAATGAAAATAAATTCAAGAAGTCCATACTATATAAACATATCTGCAACTAACTTAACACAGGTAGATATGCAACTATATGTATACACAGGAACGCAAACAACAGATAGAGATAATATATTTAATTTACAGTCTTTTGCAGTAAATGAAAATGTTACATTTGAGATAGGCGAAATAGTAAGAGATTATATATTACAAACTTTTGATGGCGATTATTCAAGTGCAAATGTTTGGGTTGATTATAGAACGAATAGCTATATACAAGGTGTTGAACAAGGGTACACTTCTTATACTCAATTAATTGGTTTTGATGGGTACGGATTTTATGAAGATGATGCAAACCCCCAAAATGATAGTGGACTATTACAAACAAACACTAAGATAGTTAAGCTAGATGATGCACCTGCTACAATACCTGTAGACACGTCTAAGACTACGCAAGTTACATACGAACTAAACGGACAGCAAATATACACAAAGGCGGTTACTAGTAGTACTGAAAGTGATGAGCAAATAGAATACGTTACTAATGGCGTTAATGGTGCTGATGAATACGAGAATAGAGTAATACAAGATAGTGGTACATTTGAAAATAGTGCTTGTTTACAGGAGTTTGTAGATGACTTTACATTATTTGACTTTGATACTATTTATATAGATACAACTGATGGTGTTATAAAACTAACAGTAGATAATATAGAAGAATGTAAATACCAACCTTATAAAGTAACATTTGTAAATAAGTTCGGTGCATTACAATATATATGGTTTTTTAAGCGAAGCAATGAAACACTAACAACTAAAAAAGAAGAATTTAAGCGTAATATAATTGTAAATGGTGCTTATGATAGAAGTAGACACCAACAAAAAATATTAACTAAAAACGGAACTGAAAAACTAACACTAAATACAGGGTTTTATCCTGAAGAGTATAACGAGGTATTTAAGGAGATGCAATTAAGCGAAGATTGTTGGATAGAGATAGAAAACAAAACGCTTCCAATTAGTGTATCTAGTTCTAGTTTAAATTACAAAACACACTTAAACGACAAGCTAATAAACTACACAATAGAAATAGACTTTGCTTTTGACACGATAAACAACATACGTTAATGCAGATAATAGAACTTTACATAAAAGGGTACAAGCGTTTAAATGGTGCGGTTAATTCAATTACTACTAATAAACTTATAGATGGTACTGCTGAATTTACTGAAACTGCAGAAATAGGCGATTTAGTTACAAACCAAGAAACAAACGAAACTGCACGTATAACCGCTATTGATAGTGATATACAATTAACATTATCAGACGATATATTTACAACCACACAAGAGCCTTATAGAATTACAAGCGATTATTTCAGAGCTGATTTATTTAAAGATGAAAGCGTTGTAATTACTGATAGCTTATTAAATGTAAGAGATGTAGCAAAAGTATTTACACCATTTTCAAAGCAATTTAATCTGCCTGCGTCTAAGCTAAACAACAAGCTATTTAGACACTATGAGAATACAGATATTTTAGATAGTTTTGATGCTAGATATAGGCACGATGCTATAATAAAGCTAAACGGAATTGATTACAAAAAAGGTAAGATACAATTTAATAGCGTACAACTTAAAAACAATAAAGCCTATTCATATAAAGTAACATTTTTTAGTGATACAGTAGACTTAAAAGAAATACTAGGAGATAGTAAATTATCTAGTTTAGATTATGGCGATTTGTCAGAGTTTGAATACAGTCAAGCTAATATACTAGATATGATTACTAGAGATGATACATATCTAGAAGCTAGTGGGGTTTTAAATAGTTCAGATATCAAAGTGCCTAATATACACCATAGTAAAAATATGAGATTTACTAGTAGTGGGTATAGAGATAATGCAACAGGAACTAGTTTAGAGTGGGTTGATGTGAAGCCTGCAATACGAGTAAGAGCAATAATACAAGCTATAAATAGAACGTTCCCACAAATTAATATAACAGGGTTTTTAGATAGTACACAAATTTATGATGTTTATTTATGGCTACATAGAAACGAGGGTTATATAACAAACGCAGTTGAGGGGGGAGGTACTCAAATAGTACGCAATAGGTGGAAAGCAGGAATAGATGACTATACTTTTAATTCATCTACACCATCAAGTGTTGGCGATGTAAGAGGTGTTTTTTCAGATAGTATTTTTTATTATTATAATTTCTTTGTAAGCATATACCCAACAGACCCAACAGAAAGCTACACGGTAAGAGTATTAAAAGCATCTAACGAAACAGTATTACAAGAGTTTTCAGGATTAACAGGCAACCAAGTTAATCTATTAACAGAAATAAAACGTTTTGGTGTTGGTGCTTATGGTTATGGAGAAATAGATATAATTGTAGAGGTGCAGTCAGAGAATACTATTTCAATGACACAAAATGTATCAGTACAGAGAATATATAAACCTGTAAGTTGGGGAGCAGGTACTACTCAATGGACTGCAAACTATACAGCAGTAAATGCCGATACACAAAACACTTTTTATACTGCTAAGCAAGTGCCTGAAATGAAAGTAATTGATTTTTTAGGTGGGTTGTTTAAGATGTTTAATTTAGTAGTATTTAAACAAGATAATGATATATACACCGCTTTAGCTAGTTGGTATATGAATATAGGCAATGCTTATGATATTACTAAGTATGTAGATATGGAAAGTTCTACACTAGAAAGGTTGTTTCAGTATAAAGAAATGGACTTTAAATTTAAAAGTAAAAAATCATTTTTAGTGCAGTTTGCTGATGAGATAAACGGAGTACCTTTTGCAGAAGAAGATTATGGTAGTGAAGAATGGGACGGCGGTGTATATAAATTAGAAGTACCATTTGAAAAAATGATGTATGAACGATTAAGCAACGAAACTACAGGTGCTTTATCTGATATAGGACAGGGCGCAATGCTAGATAAAAAATTTGAAGCTACAATAGGAGAGCCTTTATTATTTTGTATGGACTATACAGATGGCAATGGCGATTGGGAAATAGATGGGAGTACTAGAGAAACTTATTGGCGACCTACACAATTAACTTCAAATTTATGGGGTGGTAGTGGCAATGGTTTAGCTTTAAATTTCGGTTTAGAAATGGACGAGTATTTACTAGAAGTTCCTGATGGATATGATAATTTATTTAGCGCAGGTTACTTTGATTATGTAGAAACAGTTTTTGATAGACAGGCACGAATGCTAAAAGTTAGTGCTTATTTACCTTTAAGTATAATAACAAGATATAAACTAAATGATAGGTTTGTAATAGCAAACAAATCGTATAGAATAAATAGCATAAAGACAAATCTACTAACAAATAAAACAGACTTAGAACTATTTAACAAAGAAGAATATAATAGTCAAATATTAAACAACCAAGTGGCGTGGTTAGGTAGGGTTGCACAACCTACAGTAAGCGATATATTTAAGTCAAGATTTACAGTCAATTTTAATGGTATAGCAGGTGCAAATGGTTATGAACTTTATGTAAATGGACAACTTAACGCATCACAAGGCGGTGGGGTTGGTGCTACAAGTCTAACAGCTACAGGGCTAGAAGCAGAAACAAATTACACCGCTTCAATAAGAGTAAAATATGATGTAGATGGTAACGATGTATATTCTTTTGATACAGGATTAAATGTAAAAACAAACAATATAACACCACCATAAAATGATAAAACTAATATTAGATAGCTTAAAATACGCAAACGGAGAAACAGAAAATATACGTATAGCAAAAGGAAAACATAAATTACCTACAACATTAAAAGAGGGTTACAAAGCACTTAAACAAGAAATAAAATGGCAATAGAAAAAAAGATAGTAATTGATGTTGATGCAGTCAAGGCTGCAGGTGGTATTGACAAACTAACAGAAAGCCTAAAAGAAACAAACAAAGAGGTTAAAAATACTAGTGCATCTACTCAACAAATGAGTAGTACAGTAGACAAAGCAACAGGCGGTGCAGTTAGTAAATTTAAAGCATTAAAAGGCACGTTAAAAACTGTTATAGGGGGTTTTAAAAGTTTACGTATTGCTATTATAGGAACAGGCATAGGTGCGCTTTTAATAGCTATTACGTCTTTAACACAAGCCTTTACACGAAGCGAAGAGGGACAAAATAAATTTGCTAAAATACTAGGTGTAATTGGAAGTGTTACAGGAAACTTATTAGACCTAATAGCTGATTTAGGTGAGGGTATAATATCTGTATTTGAAAACCCTAAACAAGCCTTAATAAACTTTAAAAATCTGTTAGTTGAAAATATAACAAATAGATTTAAGGCAATATTAGATACTGTAGGTTTTTTAGGTAGTGCAATAAAAAATGTATTTAGTGGAGAATTTAAAGCAGCTTTAGACGATGCAAAAAAGGCAGGTAGTAGTTTTGTAGATAGCTTTACAGGTGTTGAAAATAGTATAGACAAGGCAACCAATGCAGTTAAAGAGTTTGGTAAAGAAATAGCTGCAGATGCAAGCGCAGCAGCAAAGATAGCAGACCAAAGGGCGCAAGCTGAAAAACTAGCAAGGAATTTAGTAGTAGAACGTGCTGAGGCTGAAAGGAAAATAGCAGAGTTAAGAGAAAAAGCAGTTAATAAAGATAAGTTTACAGCACAAGAACGTATTAAATTTTTAGAAGAAGCAGGTAAGGTAAGTGATGAATTAGCAGCTAAAGAAATTGCAGTAAGTCAATTAAGACTAGAAGCTAAACGTACTGAAAACGCTTTAACAAAAAGTAATAAAGAAGATTTAGACGAACAGGCACGCTTAGAAGCAGAAGTAATACAAAAAGAAACACAAAGGCTTAACCTACAAAAAAGATTAAGTACAGAGTTACTAACTTCAAGACGTGAGGTTACAGCACAAGAAAAATCTGATGCTAAAGAATTAGCAGATTTAAAGAAAACATTAAGAGATGCAGAAGCAGTATCTGAACAAGAAAAAAGAGATTTAGAGTTAATTAAAATACAAGAACATTACGATAATTTAATAGCACAAGCTGAAGCAAATAATATCAAAACTGATGAATTAGAAGCTGCTAGAGATGAAGCTAAAAAATTAAAACAAGAAGAATTTGATTTAAAAGATGCAGAGAGGAAACAAAAGAAATTAGAAGAAGATAAGAAAATAACAGATGCTGAAATAGCTCTAGAACAACAAAAGACTGCAGCAAAACAAAAAGCCCTTGACGATGCAATTAGTTTAGCAGGTGCAGAAACAGGTGTAGGCAAAGCACTTTTAATAGTTAAACAAGGTTTAGCGTTAAAAGAAATGATAATGGAAGCTAAAAAGACTTTAACATTTAGCAAGTTAGCAGTAGCAAAAAGTACAGTAGCATCTGCAGAGGGTACAGCACAAACTGCAAAAATTGGCTTCCCTCAAAATATACCAATGTTAATAGGATATGCTGCACAAGCAGCAGGAATAATAGGTGCTATAAAATCTGCTACAAGTTCTGCTAGTAGTGTTGCTAGTTCTTTCGGTGGTGGTGGCGGTGCTAGTACACCTGCTGCAGCATCACAACCCCCTAGTTTTAATGTAGTGGGTGCAACAGAAACAAGCCAATTAGCAGAAGCAGTAGGCGGTCAAGCACAGCAACCTGTACAGGCGTATGTAGTAGCTAATGATGTTACAACTGCACAAAGTTTAGAAAACAATATTGTAGAGGGTGCAACACTATAAATACAAAAATTAATAAAAAACATTATATAATAATATGCGTATAGTAGAATTAATTTTAGACGAAGAACAAGAAATAGGTATTGAAGCTATTAGCGTAGTTGAAAACCCTGCAATAGAAGAGGATTTTATAGCTTTAAAATCACAAGAATTTAAACTAGCTGAAGTAGACAAAGAAAAACGTATTCTAATGGGTGCGTTATTAATACCAAACAAGCCTATATACAGACGAAACGGAGAAGATGAGTATTATATATATTTTTCTAAAGATACTGTCTTAAAAGCTAGTCAAATGTACCTGATGCAAGGTAAACAAAATAACTCAACCTTAGAACACCAATACGAAATAAACGGACTTAGTTTAGTTGAAAGTTGGATAGTAGAAGATAAGGTACACGATAAAAGCGTAAAGTATGGAATGGACTTACCTTTAGGAACGTGGGTTGGAAGTGTTAAGGTTAATAACGAGCAGATATGGAACGAGTTTGTAAAAACAGGTAAAGTAAAAGGCTTTAGTATAGAGGGATATTTTGCTGATAAAATGGAACGCCCAAAAGACCAAACCATAAAAGACGAACTAGCAAAGATTGAAGAAGAAGAAGCAGAGTATTTATTAAGCGAGATACGAGCCATTATAAAAAACGATAAGCGTGTAAAGGGTGGTAAGAAGATGATACTAGAAAGCTATTCAGACTATCCAAGTGGAGTAAAGAACAATGCTAAAAGAGGTTTAGAACTTAACGAAAAGGTAAACAACAAATGTGCTACACAAGTAGGTAAGGTAAGAGCACAACAATTAGCACAAGGCAAACCTATTAGCGTAGAAACTATTAAGCGTATGTATTCTTATTTGTCTAGAGCAGAAGAGTATTACGATGAAAGCGACACGACTGCTTGTGGTACTATATCTTATTTATTATGGGGTGGTAAAGCAGGGTTGAGATGGGCTAATAGTAAATTAAAAGAACTAGATGCGTAGATTTAAAAAGTTTTTTACACCAAGTAGAACAAGCCCAAAGGGTGGGCGTAGAGCCTGTTTATGCAAAGATAATACTTATTCAATAAAGTGTTGTGATGGTAGTTTAAGGGCACAAGGCATAGGTAGAATTACAGGACTACAAACACCTGTACCTAGTGGAAGCTATGGGTATTATGTTCAGGCTTGTGAAGATGGGCATAATCATCACGTTCATATACACGACACAGAACTTGTTGTAGGTAAGACATATTATTTGACTTTAGAAAATAATCATAATGAATGTTATACTATTTTAGAGGAAAGTCAAGCAGAGGGTATACACATAAATACAGCATCTATTGCTTATGATAATTGTACAACTTGTGAAGATGCAAATTAAAAATGCAAAATTAATTTTTAACCATTATATATTAATATGAATACAAACGATATGATTAGTAAAATCAAAGACGTTCTAAACCTTAGCGAAGAAGTTAAGCTAGAACAACAAGCGTTAGAAAACGGAACTGTTTTAGAAGCAGAAGCGTTTGAAGTAGGTAACGAAATTTTTATTGTTACTGAAGATGAAAAAGTAGCTGTACCTGTTGGAGAATACCAACTAGAGGACGGACGTATTTTAGTAGTAGCCGAAGAGGGTTTAATTTCTGAAATCAAAACTGAAGAAGCTGGAGAAGAAACTGAAGAAGTAGAAGTTGAAGCTAAAGAAGAAGAAAAAGAAGAAATGGGCTATGCTACTAAAGAAGAACTTGCAGAGGTTAAATCAATGATTGAAGAAATCAAAGCAATGATAGAGCCTAAAGAGGATTTAAGTGCAGAGGAACTAGGCAACCTTATTACTGAAGAACTAGCTAAACACGAAAAAGTGGAACTAAGCGAAGTACCTGAAGAAGTACAGGAAGAACTTAACGAGCCTGCTGCAGAGCCAATTAAGGCAAACCCTGAAACAAAACAAAACCTATCTAAATTCAATATCGCACCTAACAGACGATTAAGCACACTAGATAGAGTATTTTCAAAACTAAATAAATAAACAACTAAAAACTAAAATAAAATGAGTTTATCAATTACTACAACTTATGCAGGTGAATTTAGTGGCAAGTATATTGCTGCTGCTTTACTATCTGCTGACACTTTAGACAAAGGGCTAATCACTATTATGCCTAATGTTAAATTTAAATCTGTATTACAAAAAGCATCTACTGATGACATCGTAAAAGATGCTTCTTGTGATTTTCAAACAGGACAAGGTACTTTAACACTAACAGAAAAAGTACTACAACCTGAGGAATTTCAAGTAAACCTAGACCTTTGCAAAAAAGACTTGCATAGTTCGTGGCAAGCTGCTGAAATGGGCTTTGGATTGAATGACAACTTGCCTGCTTCATTTTCTGACTTTGTATTGGCACACGTTGCTGCAAAAGTAGCTGACCGCACAGAGAAAAACATTTGGAGTGGCTCAACTGCAACTTCAGGGCAATTTGATGGGTTTGCTACATTGTTAGCTGCTGATACTGATTTGCCTGCAGGTCAAGATATCGTAGGTACTGCTGTAACACCTGCAAACGTTGTTTCTGAATTAGGCGATGTTGTAGATGCTATCCCTACTGCTGTTTATGGTAGTGAAGATTTGATTATCTATGCTGCTTCAAACGTTATACGTGCTTATACTCGTGCTTTAGGTGGGTATGGTGCAACAGGAACAGGTGCAAACGGATATGAAAACAAAGGTAATAACCAAGTATTAGGAAACTTATTCTTTGATGGTATCCCTGTAGTACCTGCAAGAGGTGCTGCTGACGATACAATTATCGCTGCTGAAAAATCAAACCTATTCTTTGGAACTTCTTTACTTTCTGACTTAAACAATATTTCTGTTTTAGATATGCAAGAAATTGATGGAAGCCAAAACGTAAGAGTAGTTATGCGATTTACTGCAGGCGTACAATACGCACAAGTATCTGATATCGTTTACAGAACAGTATAATAAATTAACTAACTAACGTAGAAAGGGGTGGGCAAAACTGCCTGCCCTTTTTTATTTAAAAACACTTTAAAAATATGGCTTGTTCATTAACAACAGGAAGAAAAGTACCTTGCAAAAGTGCAGTAGGTGGTATAAAAACTATTTACTTTGCTGATTTTGGTACTTTAGGCGATGCCGAAATCGCTGCAGGTGAAATTACTGCTTTTAGTGGTACACCTGAATGGTTTCAGTTTGATGTAAAAGGTAATTCATCACTAGAAACTGCTATAAATTCTTCACGTGAAAATGGTACTACTTTTTACGAAAGTACACTAAATTTAACTTTGACTTTTCAAGACAAAGCAACACAAGAAGAATTAAAACTAATTGCACACGCAAGACCACATATTGCTATTGAGGACTACAACGGAAACTATTTTTTAATGGGTCTAGAACACGGAGCAGATGTAAATGGTGGAACTATTGTTACAGGTGCAGCTATGGGAGATTTGACAGGATATACAATTACAGCGGTAGCACAAGAAACTGCACCACCTTATTTTGTAACACCTGCAGTTATTACTGCTGATGCAGCAGGAAATCCACAAATTGACCCAACTGCATAATTATAATTAGGGTTTTAAATTTAGGGTTATCTTAACGGATAGCCCTTTTTTTATACCCATACAATACAAAATAAATTAGTTTTGTTTATATATTAATATGAAGCTAATAACTACAAGTGGTAATAAAACCTTTAAGATAATACCAAGACAATATATTGAGGGTGCAATTACTGTTAATTTAACAAGTGAAAGCACAGGCACTTTAGTAAGTGTAACACCAACTGCATCTACTGATAAAAACTATATGAGTTTTGATGCGGTTTTTGGTACATTAACAGAGGGCGATTTTTACATATTAGAAGTTAAGAACGGAACTAGTGTAATATACAAAGACAAAGTATTTTGCACCGACCAAACAATAAACCAAACTAACAACGATTACTACTCTATTAATAAAGATGAGTACGTACAAGAAGATAGTTTTGATAACGATTATATTATATTATGAACGATTTAAGAGTAGTTAATTTAAGTACCTATACAAGCCCTGAAATTGTAGAAAAAAGCAATAAGGAGTGGGTAAGTTATGGTGCTGATAACAATTATTTTAGTTATCTAATAGACCGCTACAACGGAAGCCCAACTAACAACGCTATTATCAATGGTATTAGCGAGATGATATATGGCAAAGGTTTAGATGCTTTAAATAGTAATAAAAAGCCTGAACAATACGCTAAAATGGTGTCTTTGTTTCATAAGGATTGTGTGCGTAAATTATGCTACGACCTTAAATTAATGGGTCAATGCTCAATGCAAGTTATATACTCAAAAGACCGCAAGACTGTGGCACGTGTAGAACATATACCTGTTGAGAATTTAAGAGCAGAAAAATGCAACGATAAAGGAGAAATAGAAGCGTATTACTACTCTGATGATTGGACTAAAGTTAAGAACGTAAAAGACTGTACTAGAATACCTGCTTTTGGATATTCTAAAGAGCCAATAGAGATAGTGTATGTAAAACCTTATAGAGCAGGATATAAATACTATTCAAGTCCTGATTATCAAGGTGTTTTAAGTTGGTGTGAAACAGAAGAACAGGTATCAATATTCCATCTCAACAATACTGCACACTCCTTTAGCCCTAATACCCTTATACAGTTTAATAATGGTACACCTAATGCCGAAGAAAGGCAAATGTTAGAAAATCGTATAGCACAAAAATTTACAGGGGTTAATGGTGCTAAATTTATTCTTGCATTTAATGATAATCCTGAAAATGCAGCGACAGTAGAAACATTACAAATTAGTGATGCACATAACACCTACCAATATGTAAGTGAAGAATGCACCAAAAAAATAATGGTAGGTCATAGGGTTGTAAGCCCTATGCTATTAGGTATTAAGGATAGTTCAGGACTAGGTAATAATGCTGATGAATTAAAGACCGCTTCTATACTAATGGATAACACAGTTATTAGACCATTTCAGACACTTTTAATAGATGCCTTTGATAGTATATTAGCTTATAATAATATTAGCTTAAAACTATATTTTAAGACGTTACAACCGCTAGAGTTTACAGACTT